ATCCTCAAATCCAGACGGCTGCCTTTGGCAGCCGTTTTTGCTTCCCCCTCCGTGCGCCGCTTTTTCAGGAAGCGGTTCCCACGGCAGGGGACTTTTTTTGCGGTAAAGTAACTTCAAATGGCTGGGCTTCCAGCCATAAGGGAGCAGCTGCCCGCAAAACAAATTCAGGAGGTTTTTTGAATGGCTTTCGACTACGCAAAAGCATACCAGCAGTTTATCGACGAGGAGATGACCGCCCTGTCCGCCACCGCGTGGATGGTCCCCGAGGCCGGCAAGGTCCGCTTTACCGGCGGGCGTGATGTGGAGATCTCCACCCTGTCCACCACCGGGCTCGGCAGTTATGACGCCTCCAAGTCCGACGGTTCCGCCTACCCCAGCGGCACCGTGACCAACGCCTGGAAGTCCTATCCCCTCTCTATGGACCGCGGCGTGAAGTTCGCCCTGGACCGCACCGACCCCAATGACACCGGCTTCATCGTCACCGCCGAAAACGTCATCCGCGAGTTCTCCCGCTCTGCCCTGGTGCGTGAGCAGGATATGTACCGAATCAACAAACTGTACGCTCTGGCAGAGGGCGACACCCACAGCGACAGCCACATCCTCACCCAGACCCTGACCAAGGGCAACGCCATTTCCACCGTCAGCGCTCTGCTGCAAACCATTCGCGACGACGCCGAGGAAATGGACGGCTATGTGGCCCTCGTCAGTCACAAGAACAAGACCGCTTTCCTGGAAGCCGCCAACGACACCTACCACAGCATCACCTTCGGCAACAGCGTTTCCATCAACGGCGTGACCTACGACAACGTGATGATGCTGGACGATCTGCCCTGCATCTTCGTGCCCCAGAACCGTATGAAGACCACCATCACCATTCAGGACGGCGACGAAAACGCCGGCGGCATCGTGGCCGGCGCCGATGCACAGGACATCGCCGTGCTCATCGCCCACTGCGACACCCCTCTGGCTGTCAGCAAACTGGATTCCATCAAGCAGTTCGGCCCTCAGGAGAACCAGTTCTTCGACGGCACTTCCATTCAGGCCCGCTATCTGTACGACCTGTTTGTGCCCGAAAAGCGTCTGGCCTCCATCGGCGCCATCGTGGAGGCCTGATGAGCGCCGCCGACAAGATCCCCTCTGTCCGGAGCAAGGCGGAACTTCTTCTGGAACGCTCTCTGGGAGAAAACGGCGACGCGCTGGTCTCTATGGTGGTGCTGTGGGCCCTTGCCTACTGCCGCAGAGAGGATATCCCTGAGGCGATGGAACTGCCCCTGGCACAGTTGGTGGCGGCAGCCGCCGACGGAAACGGCAGTACGGTCAAGGCCCTGACCCGGGGCGACACTTCCATCACCTATGACACCGGCAGCGCTGCCGCCAGTCCCCTTGCCGGTCTGGCGCCGTTTCGCCGACTGGGCCGGCTGGGGAGGGATGCCGTATGACCGACAACGCTTATGCAGCCATCCTCTCCCGCACCTACTACCACCGCGTTTCCGCGTGGCGGATGGGCCCGGATGGCGAGCAGCCGGTCTGCGAAGATGCAAAATGCGCCCTCAGCCGCTCGGCTATGGTTGCGGCGCCTGCGCCCCCCGACAGCACCTACGTGCTGCCGGAGGCGGCGTATCGTCTCAGCCTTTACACATTGCCCCAGCGCACTTTTCAGTTGGGAGACCGCTTGGAGATCACCGACACCGCAGGCCGCGTGTTTCACGGCAGATCTTCCGACAGCATTCGCTACCCCTCCCACTGCGTGACCGTTGTGGAGATCAGGGAGGTGACGGAGCCGTGAAAACCATTCAGGAGGCCGTAAGGGCCTATTTGCAGGAGCAGACCGGCATAACCACGGTGTCCGACCGCACGCGGGTGCGCGGGACATACCCTCTGCTGGCGGTATCCGTGCAGGAGAGTGGCACCGTGCTCATCTGCGGCGGACGGCAGGCGGAGCACACCTATCAGGTGACCGTCACCGTCGTCAGCGACCGGGAGCGGGACGAGGGCACGGCGCTGGTATCCTCCCTTGTGCCGCACCTGCTGCGGGGGATCCCTCTGGAACGTTCCGGCACGCGCCGTCATCTGCATCCACTGGACATCCGCACGGAGGAGGAACGCCTGACCTTTTCTCTGGAACTGTGCGTCCCCGTCCCGCCTGCGGAAACCGCCGCCGCGCCGGTCACAGAGTCTATGAACACTCTGTATTTCGAGATTTGACAGATCAACCGCTCCTGCTGCGGCAGGGCGGAAAAAGGAGGCTTTTTCATTGGGTTTACCCGAAATTTTTATCGCATTTGAAACCGCAGCCGTATCCGCCATCACCCGCTCCGCCCGAGGCGTTCTGGCGGTTGTCCTGGATGACGGGACTGCCGGCGGGGCTGCCGAGGCCGTCTACCGCAGCCTCTCCGAGGTCCCCGCGGAGCAGTTTACCGCGGACAATTACCGCCTGCTGGCGCTGGCCTTCCGCGCAGCGCCCTCCAAGGTGTGCGTCCTGCGCGCCGGAGACGGCACGCTGGCTGCCCTGGAACGCCTGCAATTCGACTGGCTGGCCGCCCCCGGTATGGACCCCGGCGAGGTGGTGAGTTTCATCAAGGACCAGCGCAGCCGCGGCCGCGGCGTCAAGGCCGTGGTGGCCGACACCGCCGCCGATCACGAGGGCATTGTGAACCTCTGCGCCGACGCGCTGGTTCTGGACGACGGCGCCATCGAGGCCGCCGACTACGCCGTCCGCGTTGCCGCCATTCTGGCCGCGCTGCCCCTGACCCGCTCCGCCACCTATGTGGCGCTGGACGAGGTGGTGTCCTGCGCAGGCTATGAGGACGCCGATGCCGAGGTGGACGCCGGCAGACTCATCATCGTCAGAGGCCAGGACGGTTACCGCCTGGGCCGCGCCGTCAATTCCCTGACCACGCTGACCGCCGACAAGGGCGCGCCCTTCCGGAAGATCAAGATCGTGGAGGGCATCGACCTGATCCGCACCGATATCGCCAGAACCTTCGAGTCCGGCTACATCGGCAAAGTCCTCAACGATTACGACAACAAACTGCTTCTGGTCACCGCCATCAATGCCTATCTGGCCCAGTTGGAGGGCGATGTGCTGGACAAGACCGCCGACAACCGCTGCGCGGTGTCCTTTGCCGGGCAGAAGACCTATCTGGAATCCCGCGGCATCGACACCGGCGATATGACGGACGCCCAGATCCTGCGGGCCAACACCGGCAGCGAGGTGTTTCTGGAAGCGAGCCTGACGTTCTGTGACGCGATGGAAGACCTCTCCCTGCGCATCGCTATGTAAGAGGAGGTAACAAATTATGAGCAATTTACAGGCAAACCGCACCCTGTCCGGCTCCTTCGCCGAGGTGTGGGTGGACGGCGCCCGCATCGCCGAACTGAGCGAACTGACCCTCACCGTCAAGGTGCAGCGGGAAAAGGTGCAGTTCGGGATGGACATCGACAGCAAGATCACCGGCTATTCCGGCGAGGGCACGATGACCCTGAAACAGGTTTACAGTCGCTTTTTCGAGGTTCTGGAACAGGCCAGAAACGGACTGGACAAGCGCTGCACCATCACCACCGCGCTGAAAGATCCCGACGCCGCCGGCGGGATGGAAGAGCGTTACAGCATCTCCGGCGTGGCATTTACCGAACTGCCCTTCATCAGTTACAAAATGGGCGAGGTAAACCAGCAGAAACTGCCCTTCCGCTTCCGTCCCAGCGACCTGCAATGTCTGGATCGCATCCGGACCGCTGAATAATGGCGCTGGCGGATGTTCTGCGGGAGCGTATCTCCCGCAAAGGGAATCGCGCGCAGGTCGTCTGCGGTGAACTGGGTCTTTTGACCGTGGAGGCGCTGCCCCCGGCCGAACTGACCGCTCTGCTGCGCGGCAGCGGCGGAGCGCGCGCCGTGCTCTACGCCGCTTGCCGGGAATTGCAGGAGGCCGGAGAGGCGCTGCGCAAAACGGGGGAAGTGTTCCAGCCGGACGAGATCCTGGCCTTTGTCTCCGAGGAGGAAACGCAGGCGGCGGTGGGGACGATCCTGGAACTGAGCGGGATGGAGCAGTCTCTCCCGGAGCGTGCCGCACACGCAGAGGGCACTCCTCTGCCGGCAGGCATCGCCGACGAGGCAGAGGTCGCTCCCGCGGACCCCGCCCTCCTGCCCGGCGCTTTCCCGGACCCCCTTGCCGCAACGGCAGCGCCCGGCACTTCCCCTCTGGAAACGACTGCGGCAGAGACGCCCACTCGTTTCCCCGGGCCCCTTGCTGTACTCGCAGCCGCGCCTGCCGCGCCGGGGGAACTGCCTGCCGACCCCCGGCAGGCGGCCCCCGAAAAAGGCGGTTTGGAAGCGGCGCACGGCCTGCGGCAGCCGGCGGCCCCCGCCCCCTTTGGGACGCCGCAGCCGGCAGCATTCAAGGAAGCTCCCACAGCCCCGCAGCGTTCCGCCGCAGCCGGCGACCGCTCCATACGCGCGGCCGAGTCCCCGGCGGCGGAATCTGCTTTGGAAGACGCCGTCGAAGTCCGGCTGCCCCTCCCGGAGCAGGACGCCGTCAGCGCAGATGCGCTGGCAGAGCAGGTCGCCCGCCGCATTCTGGCGGGGCTGCGGAATGCCGCCGCCGTAAGATAGGAGGACTGTTATGAACACCAGAACCGTTTTGCTCTGGCACAACAACGGAGCAGAGCGCATCTATTTCGCCGTCAACCCTGCGGAGATCTCCGTATCCCGCCCCAACCGGAACCGCGTCGCCGCCCTGGCTATGGGCGGCACGGTGAACCTCTGGGGCGGGCGGGGTCTGCGGGAAGTGCGGCTGACCACCTTTCTCCCCGCCGCCCGCTCCCCCTTTTCCGACGGGAACGATCCCGAGACCGTTCTCTCGATGCTGAAAAGTTGGCAGGACTCCGGCGACCCCATCCGTCTGATCCTCTCCGGCAGCGACATCAACGATGCGTTCCTGATCGAGGACGTAACGGAGTGTCTGCGGGAGGGCGACCCGGACGTGTGGCTTTCCATCACCCTGCGGGAGTATAAATTCAAATCCGCCCTGGCGGCTCTGGCGGAAAAGCAGTCCGTGGGGGGGCAGTCCGGCAAAGTGCCGTCCGGCGGAGTGCCGTCCGCGCCCGCCAGAACGGACGAGCGCGTCACGCCCCAGACTTACACCGTGAAAAAGGGCGACACTCTGTGGGACATCGCCTGCCGGTTTTTCGGCGACGGCACCCGCTGGCAGGAACTGGCCGCCAAAAACGGGGTTTCCGATCCCCGCAAGTTGCAGATCGGGCAGGTGATCACGCTGTGAAACTGTACATCGGACAGCAGATGGTCCTTCCGGTGCTGGAAACCCTGACGCTGCACAAAGCCCGCAGCGAGGCCGCCGCCACGCTCACCGCCACCATCCTCCTGGCCGCCGCGGACACCTATCTTCAAAAACCGTCCCTCGCGTTGGGTGATCCGGTGCGGCTGCTGGATGACGACGGCAACGAGGCGTTTCTGGGCAGCATCCACAGATTGGAGCGCACCCCGGACCGCGTGTCCCTCACCGCCTATGACCGGGGCATTTTCCTCACCCGCAACGAACTGCGCGGCGCATACTTCGGCGAGAGCGCGGACATCGTGCATCAGGTGGCGGAGGATCTGGGCATCGCCGTGGGTACGGTGGAGACCGGGCCGGGGATGCGCTTCTTCGCCTCTTATTCCGGTGAGAGCGCGTTTTCCATCCTGCGCCAGACCATAGGAGAAAAGTACGAGATCTCCGTCCGGGACGATGCGTTGTGCGTCACGAAGGGTGCCTACATCGTCTATGTGCTGCAACCCTCCCAGGTGTTGGAGGTCTCCGGCACGGCGACGCTGGAACGTATGGTCAACCGCTGTGCCATAGTGGACCGGAAGAACATCGTCCGCGCCGCGGCAGAGCGCGCCGACGACATCGCCGCCTACGGGCAGTTTCAGACTTTCCTGCCGCAAAACGGCGACGACCCGGCGGCGCAGGCGCAGACCGCCCTGTCCGGCCGAAGTCTGTACGGCGAAGTGACGGTGATGGGCAATCTGAACTACCGCTGCGGCTGCGCCGTGGAACTGCGCCGCAGCGAGTGGGGGCTGGACGGTGTATACGCCGTCACCGCCGCGGAGCATCGCTGGGAGGGCGGCATTTACACCACCGCGATGCAACTGGAATTTATCCGGGAGTGACCGCTCTGCACGGGCGGCACTTCCCTACACCGCGCAACACACAAACAAAGAAAGCGAGGAAGCCACGACTATGGGCACAAACGGAATGATTTACGGAGAACTTCTGGATCTCCTGCGAACAAAGCCCTCCGCATCTCCCGCCGGCTTGTTCGGCACGCTGACCGCCCTCTCTCCCCTGACGCTGCGGGTACGGGGCCGGGAGATCAGCCGGGGTCTGTTCTGCCCCCGCGGAACGGTATTCGGGCAGGAGGATCTCGGCCGGGAAGTGGCCCTGCTGCCCTGTGAGGAGGGGTTTGTGATTTTATTTCAAATCGAGGAGGCGAGCATATGATCTTTCCGGACTGGGGGACGGTGTCCCAGGAGACCGCGGGCAGCGCCCTCCCCCTGTTTATCGAATGGGCCGTGGACCGGGACACCGGCGCCTTCGCCCTGCGAAACGGCGCCTTCTACACCGTGTCAGGCATTGACGCCGTGAAGATATGGGTCTGGCGCACGCTGCACCCGGAGAGCCGGCGCTTTTGCTGCACCGCGTGGTCCGCAGATTACGGAAACGAGTTGGAGCATCTTCTGGGCGGCGTCACCGACCAGGGCATTCTGGAAAGCCGGCTGAAACAGTATATCCGGGATGCTTTGCTGGTCCTGCCCTACATCACCGCCGTTGACACCTTTTCCTTTTCAAGGGCGGGCAGTCTGGTGGAGGCGTCATTCACCGTCCACACCGTTTATGACGAATATATTCAGAAATTGGAGGTTCCTATCGGATGACCAGGGATGAAATGTTGACTCTGCTGCTGGACGCCTACACCGGCCCCGGCAGCACACGGGAGGGCACCTTTGCCGGCGACGTGCTCCGCGCCTGCGCCGACGGTATGGCGCAGTTGTGGAGTATGGATATTGACGGGTTGGAACGCCGCGCATTCGTCTCCACCGCCGCCGGCGACTGGCTGACCGCCGTCTGCGCGGACCGGGGCGTTGTCCGCCGTGAAAACGAAAGCGACGAGGCCCTGCGCCAGCGCACGCTGGAAAAACTCTCCGGCACCCCCGCCTCCGGCAACGTGGACCACTACGAGGCCTGGTGTCTGGAAAATCCCGACCTTCTCCGCGTGAAGGTGCTTCCTCTGGCCAGAGGAAACGGTACCGTGGACATTGTGACGGTGGCCTCGGACGGAAAAGCCCCCTCCGCAGCGGTGCTTGCCGCAACCCAGGCCGTGGTGGATCGTGAGCGCCCCATCGGCGCCGACGCCCGCGTCCTTGCCGCGGAAGAAACGGCGCTGAATGTCTCCGCCGCCATCAAACTGATGGACGGCGTCGAGATCGAAGCCGTATGCGCCGCATTTACCGCCGCCCTGACGGCCTTCTGCCGTGATCTGGCGCTGCGCACCACCACGGTCAGTTACTCCAAGACGCTGCGCCTTCTGCTGGACTGCGAGGGTGTGGCGGACGTGAGCGGCTTCACCCTCAACGGCGGCGACCAGAGTCTGGTGCTGGCGGAAACCGCGGTGCCGGTATGCGGCGCCCTGTCCGTACAGGAGGTTCGCGGATGAAACTCCCCGAATTTTTAACCAAACTTTCCCCCGTGGGGGAAACGCTCTCCTCCGTGGACGCCGGTGAGGCATTTCTGTTGGGCGCCGTGGCCGACAAAAACGCCCAGGTTTGCGTCAGCACCGCCACGGACGCGCTCTCCCTCTGGGAGGCGGACTACGGCTTGCAGGACCGCTCCGGCGGCGACGCGCAGAAGCGGCGGCTGGACATCCGCATCGCCATAGCGGGCGGCCGCACGCTGACCCCCGCCTATCTCACGGAACTGGCCGCAACGCTGGGCGGCGCCGACAGCGCCGGGATGACGGAAGATTTCGCCGGCTATCGCGTTTGTCTGCACGCCATCTCCAAAAACCGCGTTCCGGAGGACACCGCCGCTCTGGAACGGGCGCTTGCCCGCCTGAAACCTGCCCATCTCTCCATCGACGTGATCCCCGTGGGCGATCTGGCCGGCACACAGCCGCGCTTCTCCGCCCTGCACGGCGGGGTCCTGATGGAATTCCGGGCATAA